AGCGGCAAAGTACCAGCTGTTAAAATAACAGACGGCAAAAAAGTTAAAATGGGCAAGAACGATAGCCGTGTTCCACAGTTTGAAATTGTAAAATGGGTTAACAGACCCGAAGCCCTTTCTGGTGACGTACCTCCACCAGAAGAAGAAGTCGCGCCGCCAGTTTCTCCGGCTGAAAAGTCAGGTGGTGCGCCGAACGTAGATTTCAATAGCGACGAAATCTAGCCGTTCGTAACTTGGGCGGCGGTTTTTTGGTAGGTTATCCGTCGCCCATTTTTCAAACAGGGGAAAACATGAACAAAGTACAATGGGCAAAACACTGGTATGATAAAGGCTTTAGCGTCGTTCCAGTGCATTACGTCAAAGAAGATGGCAGTTGCAGCTGTTCGGCTGGTAAAGATTGTCATTCACCTGGCAAACATCCAGCGCCAAGGTCATGGAAAAAATATCAGGAAAAACGTGCAGACTACGACCAGCTAGAGTGGTGGTTTGAAGAAGAATATTCAGAATACAACCTAGGTGTCGTCACTGGCAAAATCAGCGGCAACGTTTATGTCGTCGATGTAGATATTGGTGAGGGTCGAGACGGGCAAGAAAGCTTAGACGATCTTTGTATGGCTTACGACGATCTGCCCATGACCTTTGAACAGCGAACGGGGTCGGGTGGTAAGCATATATTTCTCAAAGCACCAGACGATCAAACAATAATCACGGGGAAAAACGTACTCGGGGAGGGGGTCGATACCCGTGGTGAGGGCGGATTTGTGGTTGTAGCTCCATCGAACCACAAGTCCGGCCAGCATTATAACGTCGAAGATTGGGCAAAAGACCTCAATATCGAGGACAGTCCAGAATGGATTACGGAACTAGCTAAGACGGAAGCGCACCGACTAAACGGCGGCAGCAACCTTCAAGACACGCAAACAAATATGTTCGGCAAAATGGTCGACGGTCGGGAAGGTTACATGGTGCAGCTGATTATGGGAACGCTGCATACATGGTGGACGCAACGCGGTGAACTCCCAACAGTCGAGCAGCTGGTCGAAGAAGCATGGCCAGTGTTCGAGCGTAAAGCGAAGTCGCGCAACAAAACGCTTGCAGACGATGGTCGTGGCCTCGAGCAGTTCAAGCAAAAAGCGTGGTATCAGCTAAAACGCGCCAAGAACGGCGAACTACGCATTATAACAGAAGAAAATAAGAATACCGTCTCACTTGTCAGGTCGGACGGTCGATCCGAAAGCTCTGAGGCATCCCCTGTTGTCAGTGGCTTTCGGATCACAGATTGGTCGATGCAACGATACTCAGGTGAACCGCCAGAAATGGAGTGGTTGATCGATGGTATCTTGCCGCGCAGAGTACCAGGACTAATCAGCGCAATCGGTGGGCTGGGTAAGAGCTTTATCTTGCTGGATTTGGCAATGAAGGTGGCTGGTGGCGATCAGGGAATGCACCAAGAGAGGGCGTTCGGCAACAACATCGTCCATAATGGTAAGGTTGTTTTCTTTGGTGCAGAGGATAGCGCGAACTCGATGCACCGTAGAATAGCATCCATTGGAGGTGCAAACCTAAGAGATCGAGCAGCTGGTAATCTTTTTGTCGTGCCGATGCCCGACGCTGGCGGCACATCAAGCCTGATTACACACGCAATGGGCGAGTATTCAGTCACGCCAGCGTTTCTCGATATGAAAGCGCAGCTGAAAGAGTTAGGCGATATAGCGTTAATCATTATCGATCCGCTGCAAGCGTTCGCAGCTGCCGACATAAACAGCGACCCAGCTGCTGGTCAATTCTGGTGGTCAGTCATGTCACATTTGTGCGTCGAGACTGATGCTAATATCTTAATAGCGCATCATATGCGAAAAGATGGTGCGTTCAACATCACAAAGGCATCACAAGCACGGGAAGCGATTAGAGGCACAACGGCGTTAGTTGATGGGGCTCGATGGGCGTATTCGCTCTGGGCAATGAACGAGGCAGATGAACTCGTACTAGCGCAAAAGATGGACAACATCGAAGCTGGTGTCGGGCAGTGCGCCCAGGGTGCAGTCGTCAAAACAAACGACCAGTGCGATATGTTTATCCGAAGCTTCATCCGTGGCGATACTGGCTTGCTAGTCGATAAAACAATGGAAGTCGAAGCGATACTCGATGCCTCGACCAAGCTCGATCACGGACAAACGGCGGCAATATTCGATGAAATTGCTAAACGCTGGCACAGTGCAGAGCCGTTCAGTATCGCGGTCAACACACAGCGAAGCTTACAGACGTTTCTGCACGTTGATTACGGGATGCCAAAGCGGTCAGCGAAAAGCTACATCAACGCGTGGCAGTCGCAAGGCTTCATCGAGAGCGCGACACACGATTCAAAAACAAAAAGCAAAGGCGTGAAGGTGCTGAAAGCACCAGATCAGCCAGCATGGAGGGCATATGGATAGGCCAACAGAACAGAAGTACCTCGAGACCATTGTGCGGCAATGCGATGTGCTGGTCGAAGATCTAAAGCGCCATCCGGCAAGACTGACGGCGGCACAGCGTGTTGAGAGCATCAAGTTTGCAGCTGTTCGCATCCTCGAGGGAAGGGAAGCAGCTAATGAGTAAGTGGATCGAGTGCAAGTTGTGCGGTGGCGACGGCTACCAGTTAGAAGAAAAAGCAGTCATCGATTACGAGAACGGCGGCTACCTCAAAGAGATTAAAGTCGAGTGTACTCATTGCGATGGGATGGGCGAGGTGCTGGTCGAAGATGAATAGTCACGCATATAGGCGCAGCGTCCGTAATCTGGATGCAATGACAAGGCTCGAGGTTGCTCATGTGACGTTCGAGTTGTCCGAAAAGGATCAAACCTTTGCGCTTATACCTGGTCAAGCCCTCAACGCAAAAGATCGAAAGCCATTGTTCAGCGGCATCATAACAAAAGAAATGGGTGTGCAGCTGCGGATACTAGCAAACGAGATCGAGGAAATAATAATAAGAGGTGAAGCAAAATGATGTTAGTTTATTACACTGCGCTGGTGTTCGGTTACACGATGGATAGTGAGAAGCTTACGACAACTTTCTGGCTTAAAAGCTACGATCAATGTATCGAGGCAATGATCCAGCTAGAAGACTTTTACGACTACATCGCGGATAATGTCAGCGGCAACAAGATATACATGTGGTGCGATAAATCAACCGTTCAAAGCAACGAAATAATCAAACCCAAAATACGTCCAAATTCGTCACTTCCGCCTACTTCCGCCCACTTCCGCAAGGCGGAAATGAACGGGGTCACACCCGAATAATGGCGGAAGTGGAAGCAAAAACAGCAAAAATTGGCGGAAGTAAGAAATGAAAAAGCATCAAAATATAAGGAAATTGGCGGAAATGGGCGGAAATGAAGCGGAAGTAAACCCCCGTACCCCCTATACATTACTTCCGCAAGCGCGGAATTGTAATGTTTGCTGGGGGATACGGACAAGCATCTTAAAGGGGAAGCAGTATGCCAGTTAAAGGACGATACAGCAGAGTAAAGAGAAATCTAAAAAAAGATGATGCTGGGGAAAGCTTCAGCGTCAGTGCGATGTGGGGAGATAGCAGATCAGAGACTTGTCGTGCAGCTGTTAATTCTGTTGATGCTGTAGCGCGAGAACTCGAAATGAAATGGGGCATCGGTAAGCTCGAGGAACTTGCACCGCCAAACCTCGCAGTTAAGTTTGAACAAGCGAGGCAAAACTTTAGCGAAGCTTGTCAGTTAGATGATAGCGATTACCTGGTACAAAAAGCCAATAACCTTATTACCGGATGGCGTAAGTTGGAGACAACCGCCATACAAGCTGGACATAAACCTGGTAGCGCCGAAGTTTGGTACGGGATAGCTCCACCGGATTGTGACGAATATAACTTTGCTATCGTTAAATGGGCAAGCGATGTGGCGAACATCGATCGAGATAAGTATCCTATTGTATATTGCCTCGATGAAGTTTGTCGGATCATTAAAAGCTTTCAAAAACCATTAGTCGAAGCAGCAAAGACAACATTTAAAGATTCAAAAATTACAAACATTAAAACTGGAGGCAACTTGAATGACAAACTCCCATTCTAAAAATTTGGAAACATCATCGATAAGAGCAGCTGCATTAACCCAAGTTATCGATTTGGTCGATGGTGATAGAAATAGATCTCACGGAGATCCGACTGAGAATATGACGCGGTTTGCTGAATTGCTCCGCGCTTACTTTGGTAATCGATCAGCTGGAAGCATCGAGGCGGTTGACGCGGCAGCTGTCGGCGTTCTGCATAAACTCTCGCGCATTGGTTTTGATCCTCAACATTTAGATAGCTGGCTCGATGTAATGGGCTATGCCTCGATCGCTTACGAGATTGCAGCAGCCGAAAACAAAAAGAGCGACCACTTGGCCGCTCTTGATGAAGCCGTCGAAAAGGCTCTAGGTGTGAAGGGCTCTGAAAAGTGATTCCGTTGGTTCGGCGTTCATAAATGGGCTCTTGTCGAATGGTATATCATCCCAAGGTTCTGCAATAATAGGAAGCGGTGTTTTAAAACGCGTTACACTGTCAGGATCTGCTGGATCGTATAAATAAAAATATTGATTATCGACCCAAACATTTTTTGGATCAATGTTTAATCCAGTGCGTTCACCCAATATAATTGCTGCTTTTTTTCTATCTTCAATTTTCATTGCTACTCTCCGTAATAAAATAAACTAGCAAACCATTTAACTGCGGTGGCCTGTTCTTTATCTATATCAAGGTCTGTCCAAGGTACGCCCCAATGCTGGTGCTGTGGTTTTACGCTCCACACCTCTCCGTGGTTGTCTAGCTCGCCAATAATCCGCGTTGCTGGCCCTCCGCCGCTTAATTCAATTTTAAATTGTTCTGCTTTAAAATCTGACGGGCTGTCGTGCCAGCCAGATTTAACTTGAATTGACGCTGGTTGCTCTCGCAATTCGTCAACTATGCTTTCCGCTGGTGCGTATAAACCAGCTTTGTTAAGTTGCTCGTAATTCTTATATTTTTCGCATATGTCGTTCACTTCGTAAACAATGCATTGCCTACTGTGGCTTAAATCGTCTTTCATAATATTTTATCCTTTTTGTGCTTCGATGCTGT